CATTGAACTGCACCAGAACGTGCGTCGTGGAGGCATTGAGGGTGAAGTCAACAACCGCCTCTGCCGTCGAACTAATCGTGTTCTGGGCGTGCGTCGTGCTGTTCTGGGGAATCGCCTGCGAGGGCGTGTTGACGATGCGGGCGTTGGCCATAGCTTAGCGGGTTGAAGAGTGGCGTGATTGCGTGGTCTGGTGAGAACGGATGCGCTTCCCAGCCGTATTGAAATTACGCTGGTTCATCACATCCTCCAATTCTAGCACAAGAAGGGACTCGGCATACCCCTCTTCGGCAGCAGCCTTCTCGTTCTGCCCATCATACCGCAGAAAATCGGCAAAGGCGCCGTGAGCGGCATAGTGGAAGAACTCCATCGGGACTAGGGAGTTGGTGGTGGAGTTGTAGGGCCCGTCCCAGCGCTTCTTGTAGTCCACGTACACCGTGTCCAGCCCGTCAGGCGGAGACACGATGTCAGCCCCATCCGAAGTGACGTTGTACGTCAGCTCCGTCACGCTGTACGTGCCATAGGGGGCCTCGTCGTAGATGCGGAGGAAGCTGCCAATCGGGTTGAGGGTGGCCTGCGTAAAGGGCACCGACCCACCACTCACCGCCCGCGCCTCCCCCAGCACCAGATAGCGGGGCCAGTAGTTGATCCGCCGGTAGGCATTGTAGATGCGCCGGTTGATAAACTGGTTGACTAGGGAGTTTTCCTCAGTCGTCAGGGCGGTGTTGCCTGACAGGGCCTTCACCAACTCCAGCAGATTGCCGTAAGTGTCGGTAGTCATTACACCTTATTGGGACAGAGATGGGGGAACTTCTTCTGGTGGTAGCGAATGAACTCCTTGCTGTTCACTTCGTGCCGTCCATACTTGTTGATGAGGCGGAAGTATTCGTCAGCCGGATAGAAAGCCACGGCCTTGCCCAGCCCCGGAATCGTCTTGTGGCCCTTCCAACGGCTAGCCTCGTGAGCCGCAAGGACCTCCTCCTTCTTCTCGTTCACCTTGATGAGCTCAAAGCCCGTGCGAATCTCGCGGATCAGGGCGTCCTTCACAGCCCCTTCCCCGGGCAGCTTGGTGATGATGTGCATAAAAAAGGAGGCGCACCCACCTAGGATGCGCCCCCATTCTATCAGCCGAGTGTGGTCTTAGCTGAACTTTGACAGGTCGATGACGCGAAGGGCGATGATGATCTCGCCAGCCGTCAGCGACGCAACAGCGGAGTCGGTCACCTTGACCAGCACATCCGTCTCAGACGTGACGGCCTTGACCGCCTTGCTGTAGCCGGAGGTGAACTGGTCACCCGTGTTGAACACCGGAACCGTCATCGCGTCCACATCGAGGGCGTCGATAAACTCGTCCGGGTCACCGGAGGTGGTGCCAACGTCGATCACCAGCGAGCTGGAGCCCGCGATGTCCACCGTGTTGGCGACCGCCGCCAGCTCCACCGCCGAATGGGCGGGAAGTTTGGCAATGACGCGACTACCACCGTTGCCGATGGCGATCAGATCATTGTGGTCCAGACGAACGTAGTCCGTGAAGCCGCCCAGCTCGTTAACAGTAACTTTAGCCATTGTAGTAGTTTCCTTGGTTAGGGTTTAGCTGAGGACGGTGATCTTGCCGTGAGCGGCAGGATGCGCCACCTTGAGGGTGCCGGTCCAGTCAACGTAGCCGCGCTCGCCACCGCCGAGGTTCGGCAGGCGGGTCGAGCCGAGCGGGATGAGCTCACCCACCGCGTAGAAGTCGGGGTTGATGAGGTAGCCGGTGTCCTTGTTGGTGGTGTCCGGCGCGGTGTCGGGATTCATATCCACGATGGTGACAATGCCGTGATCCGACTGGTACTGGCCAACCGCCAGCTTGATGAGGCCGGACGAGCTGTTGGCATTGTACTGACGGAGGGCGCCGGTGGTGGCGTCCGCACGGGCGAAGTCGGTCACCACCCGGCGCAGGGCGGTGTCAGCCAGCAGCGTGAGGCTGTTGGTCGAACCGTTCTGGCGGTAGATGGAGGTGATGAGGTTGTTCAGCACCGTCTCGTTGAACGTGCCCGAGCTGTGGATGGAGCCAGCCGGAGTGCGGTAGTCCGAAGGGACATCCGCCGGACCAGCCGAGTCAATCCAGTCGCCGAGGCCGCGCATCGTGTAGGCCGTGCCGCCACCGTTCTCAGCCGCACGATCCTGCGTGCCGAGGAGGACGGTTTCAACGTCACGCTTCAGCTCCTTGACGGCCTTCATCTCCGCACGGGCGATGTCCTGCGGGCCAACCGAGGAGACGGCCTGCTGGAGATCGGACACGCGGAAGGACCGGCGCCGCTTGTGGACGTAGTTGCCAAGGCGGGCCACGGACTCAAACTTGTCGTCGAAGTCGGTGACATCGGCGCCTTCGCTCACCGCCGTGGTGACGGGAGCGGACAGCTTGTCCACGCCCCACTCAACGAAGGTGGCGTTGCACTTGAACTTGTCAGCGGAGCTAAGGAGCGGCGTTTCGCTGGGAGCCAGCGTGCTAATGGCGTCGTGGAGGTCCTCACGGTTGAGGGCCGCGCTGCCGGGCGAGGTGGTATCGTAGGTGTTGGAGAACGACATAACTAATTAGGATTTACGTTTCGAGAGTTGAGCTGCACGGAGGGCGATGAAGTCGTTGGCGCTTCCTGTTTGTTTGTATCGGCTTTCAATGTCCTTGAGCTGCCGGTCGAAGCGGTTTTCAGGACGCTCCGGGGCAGCCGCCGTGGAGGCGGGGGACGAGGGAGGATTAAGGGTTACGCCCTTGGACTTGCCGTCCATTGGCAACGTGCGGCGCCCGTAGATGGAGTTGGCAGCGTGGGCCACCAGATACTCAATCTGCGGAGCAATCTCTGGAACGAGGCGCTTGGCCTCCTTCAGGCGCGGGTCATTGACCATCGCCTCATACCGCTTCCTCACATCGTTATCATCGCCATCCATCCAAGACAGCTCGGTTTTGGCCAAGGTCTTGAACTGCTGTTCCAGCCCATCGCGCTGTGCTCGGAGCTGAAGCTCCTTATACTGCGCCGGGATGAACTTGGTCTGACGACGACGAGCGTTTCGGAGCATCTCGCGTACCTGCACCTTGGTCCACTCCTTGCCGTCTTCCGCTGTGTAAACAACGTCGTTGGCACCAAAGTCCTCCGCCTTGAAAAGGATGTCCTCTGCCGACTCGATGAAGCTATCCACCTCTTCCTTCTGTTTCTGAAGGTCTTCGACGGTAGCAATCGACTCGTAGGGGTTATCCTCAACCTTGGCGTCAGGGAGTTGCTGCCGAGCCTGCACAATGGCAGACTCCAGCGCGGCTGCCTTCTCCTCGGCTAGCTTGCGCTTGGCCGTGAGCTCAGCAATCCGCTTGAGCAACCCGCTCTTGCCCTTTTGGGCAAGCTCAGCGATCTCCTCATCTGTGAGGTCCTCAATTTCCTTTGAAAGAACTTCCTTCTGGGGAGCGGCCTCGGCCTTGGGTTCGCCCTCTTGCGGGGGCTCCTTGGCTTCGGGCTCCTTCGGAGGAACCGATTCAGGCTCTTTGGAAGCAGCGGGAGGCTGCTTGCCAGTAAGCTTGGCAATACGGGAGGACAGGAAATCCTTGTCCGTCATTGGCTTGTTGGTTTCCACGGCAGGTTTAGCGTCCCCCGCGTCGGACGTTACGACTTCTGACATATTTCATCCGCCATCTTTGCGCCTTGGCGACTGCGATGGGGCGGATGCTAGCATAGCTTTTCCGTACTTGACTTAATTAGTCATCCTCCGCCATTTTGCTCCTGCCCAATGGTGCAAAGCATAGCATTTCGCTGGCCCGGATTCCGGGCGTTCTACCAAGGCCCCGCCCACCGGCGTGGAAGGCAACCCCTTGGGGATTGAGCGAAGATGCGGGTTGGAGCCCCGCTTGGGCATCCCTTTATGAGCCCTAAGTCCCTAGAAATCCTTCAGAACAACGAGCACTTCCTTGAGTTTCTGACCTCCCTGCACGACGCCCGCGAGCATTGGATCGCCAACCTCGAAGACCGGCCCACGGAAATGCTCCAGCAGATCGCCGGGCGCATCTGCACCCTCAACGACATACTGGAGCGGTCCAACTACAAGGTCGTTAAGGAGCGCTGGGACGCCCTTAAGCGCTAAGGCCCTGCGTGCTCACCTCGCCCATCTGGGCGGGAGCCGTACCAATCCGCCCAATCTGGGCGTTCTGCATCTGCTGCATCTGGAATTGGTACTGCTGCATATACTTGTTGAGCCGGTCTTGGAACGGCTTGTCCTGCTGGAAGCGCTGACCAACGTCCGGCTGCTGCAAATACTGCTGGATGGTTTGCATCGCCACCTGAGCGCCATTCGGACGAGCCCCAACCTCGATGCCAGCGTAAATCTTGGACAGGTCGTCGGTCACCTGCTTGACGATCTGCTGCTGGGCCTCCTCGGCAGGCTGGAGAACGGCATCGGCCAGCACCGGATTGACGGCTGAGGCCATCACTTCCAGCATCCGGTCCATATTGATGCGGCCATTCCGGTCGAATTGGACCAAGCTCACAAACTGATTGAGCTGGGTTTCGAGGTTTTCGGGGTCAGCGGACAACACATCGTAGTTGACCACGATGTCGAAGTTCTCATTCGGGTCGCCACGGCTGAAGCGCTGGGGATCGGACACGCCCGTGACGCGGAAGAACACCTGTTCCGGGCCAAAGCGCTGGTAGCACTTAAAGGCCAGCCGGATGACATCCCGAACGTGGTGCAAAAACTTGTCCACGAAGTGCTGCTGGCGGATGCGGGACATCGGATTCTCGTGATCCAGCCCCATCATCGTGTTCGCCTGCTGGAGCATCGTCTGTTCCAGCTCCACGCTACCCGGGTTGTACGGGGGCGTAGGCCCAAACTGAATCTCCCCCATCCGCCGGTAGGGGATGCGAGCCGCCGGGCCGTAGTCCGTAGGCGGCTGACCCGTCACGGGGTAGAGCAGGGGCGGGATGGTCGCCATACTGTTGCGGTCGGAACGGCTGTCCCGCTCGCCCTTGATGGCCCATTGCAGGCCACGCAGCATTTCCGGCACCGTCGCCAACTCGTACAGGCGCTTGTTGTCCTCAAACAGCTTGGTGACGACAAAGGGATAGTCGTCGTAGCCGTTCAGAAGCTCAAACTTGGCATACTTGGGCTCACCATCCCGGCCCGTCCACTTCTGGTTGAACACCGTGCAGTAGATGCCCTGCGAGCCATCCTCCCGTTTCACCATCCGCTGGTAGGCGTAGATGACCTCGTACAGCTCGTTGGTCATCTGCTGAGCCGAGCGATTGGTCTCCGTGTTGGTACGGGGATCGGTGAGGTCGATGGAGACGGGCTGCTGGGCCATCACGTTGTCCACCCAGTCGGAGTCCCAGCCCTCCGTCGCCACCTTGTTCTCAAGCTGCTGGGCCGACATCAGAACGCGCAGGAAGCAATACGGGGCCTTCTGGTAGTCGGTGGTGTAGGCCGGGAAGAACACATCCCCGTCAGGGGCTAGGGCGTTCACCACCGGGCCATTCACCGACTGACGCACCACGGACAGCTCCGTCGTGCCCGTCTTGCGGAGCTCCTTGACGGCAATCTTGGCCTGTTTCTCCGTCACGCCCTTAAACTGCTGGGTGAGCAGGATGGCAATCTGGTCGTCCGCCTTGCCCTCAATGATGAGGCTGGCCAAGTCGGGGCTGGCCTGAGCAATCTGCGCCAGCTCCACCCGCTGACGGAACGTGCGGTCCTCCTTCTGCCACCCCACGTAGCTCACCATAATGCCACGCTCAAAGAGGTAGTTGGCCCCAAGCTCCATCTGACGCTTGAAGTCAGGGATGTACGCCGCCACCATCCACTTCAGGAAGGCCGAGGTAACCCGAGCCCGCTGAAGGTCGCCCAGCTCTACCGGGTAGGCTCGGATGTTTGCCCGCGACAGCGCCGACATACACAGCGCAACGTAAGTGTTGATAAACTGGTCAATGAGGGGTACCTCCGTGTCCGAGGCTCCTTCAAAGGGGAAGGCGTCCGGGCCCCACTTACGCAGGTCTTTTGCTTTGTTCGGCCAGATGTTGCGTCGGTAGTCATAGCTGTCGCGGGTGGACGACAGATACCACGCCAAATCGTTCACCGTGCGGTCGTAGGCATTCTTCAGCGCAAGCACGTCGGGCTTGGCGCTTACATACGTCAAGGCCTCTTGAGTGTCATTTTCCATAGGAATACCTGCGCTTAATGTCTACGATGATGCGATTAGAGAAACCCTTGCCCACCCCAAGCTTGTCGCCCAGCCACTCAGGAGAGACGGGCTGGTAGCAGGCTGACAACGCTCGCGTCAGGATTTCAAAGCCCAACAGCCGGTCCACCTGCTCAGCCTGCCACTCAGGGCAAAGTGACAGGTCACTTTCCTCCGAGGGCTTCGTGCCGGTAGGTTTTGCCGCCATTGGCGTCTTCGATGACATCTACGTTGATTAGCTTGCCCACCAGCCTATCACACCAGCTCGGTTTCACGGCCACCAACACCTTGTCCCCAAGGCCTGTCTCAGGGATGCAGTAAATCCAATGGGGGTTGGGCGCCGCCTTGACGGCCCGCAAGCGGATGCGCTTGGGCACGGCCAAGGGTACGGCCACAGCCAAGCGCACCTTCTCCGCCCCCTCCTGAGTGAACCACTTCTTGCCTTGGATTGTGGTGTGCTCTTCGTCGGAGAGCTTCTCGTCTCGAATGCGGGCCAGCTCGAAACGGCTAATCTTGAGCTCATCCGCAAGGTCCTTGAAGGACACTAGGTTAGTAGAATGCATTCTTAGGGCGGGTTATGGCCATCTGGCCGGGTGAAATGTGCCGGATGTCGGCTATGGCAGCATATCGAAGGACATCCACTGGGTCCTTCCACGCTTCGTCCAGCCCGCCTTCAGCCGTGTACTCCTGAATGGCTGTGATGATGTTCTGGCAGCGATTGCTGATGTAGATGCGGGGCCGGTTGATGCTATCCATCGGCTTCTTCCGGTCGTAGGCCATCTTGGTTTGCAGGGCCTGAAGCCCATCCTCGATGTCCAGCCCCGGGGCTGGCACAAACACCAGTCCGTTGTCGCCCAAGTCCTCAATGATGGACGAGGCGCCGTTCTGGGTCTGATACTTCTGGGCTCCTAGGCGCGGGTCGATGAGACGCTCAAGAGGCTTCAGTCCCAAGTCCTGCTCAATCTGGCCAATCAGAGCCACGTAGTCGCCTATGCCATACCCCAATCCCTTGGCACCGGGGCCGTTCATCCACTTCCCGCCCCGCATCTCGGCCCATTCCCCCACGTTGATGTCCGGCCACTCGGCTACCACGTACCAAGTGTCGCTGGGATCGACCACAATCCAGCACATAAACCAGTTTTTGCGCCCCGCCGGGTCCAGCACCATAAAGTGGGTGCAGTCCTTCTTGGGCACCTTTTCCGGTTCAATGACGTTCACCTCAATGGAGAAGCCCGGGAAGCGTGTCGTGAGCGTCTTGGTGGGCACGCCATAGGCCGCAGTGAGCGTGTAGGCGTCGTCACCCTTGGCCCGACATTGCTCTGCAATGCTCTCGTAGCCAGACCAAGGGTTGTCCTTGCTGTGGAAGTAGACGATGCCCGTGTTCTTGGGCTCGTTCTCCTGAAGGTAGGGCACCTCCACGTTCCGTAGCAGCTCGGCCCGCCTCGACTCAACAGTTTTGGCCCCGTCCAAGTAGTAGCGCACCGTCTCCGTCGTTCCGTCCTTGGGGGTGAACGTCAGCAAGAGCTTGGACCCACGGGTAGCCAGACGCAGGTAGAGCCGGTCCAGCATCTCCATCCCCATCAGGTATTCGTCGCACCACGCCCCAACGTTCGTCCACTTGGGGCTCAAGCTCCCCAGCTCCATACCCTCAAGGATGGTTTGGTTCTGCTGATACTGGCTGTACGTCTTGAAGATGATGCGGCTGCGGTTGGGCAACACCAAGCTGTTCCCCGCAAAGCCATTCTGCATCGAATAGCTGATGTAGTGGGTTTCCTCCGTGGCCTTCTTCTTCAGCTCTACCGGCAGGTAGGTGTAGACGGCACTCTGCTGCACCAGAATGGACGTCTCCTGATTCTGGCTGAAGCAATACAGGAGGCTCTCCTCGTTCTCCAGTGCCGCCCTCACCACCGTTTTGGCCCCAAACATTGTCTTGCCGCTACGGTTGGCTCCGAGCAACAGGAGCGTCTTACGCCTAGCCATCACCTCCTCCGCCTTCTTCCAATGGGGTAGGTCCCACCCATAGCGGTAGGGGTCGCGTCTGCTATTCGCAATGGCCGAATGGTAGACATCGTGAAGCCTCAGCACCTCTTCCGGCTTCATTGCCGCCAGCTCCTCGCTGGAGGGGGGCCTCAGCACCTTGTGGGTTTCCCAACTAAGCGCCATAGTGGAACTTACGCATTCCCGTCGTAACGGAAAACCCGCCCTCTGCGCCAAAGCAACCAAAGGACACCCGCAGCGTGAGGTCCGCAGGCGCCTCCATCTTCAGGTGTTCCGCCTCCCAGTTGTGCCTACGACGCACCTGAAGCCTCACAAACGGGATGATGTCGAACTCGTACAGGTAGCGCTTGTACGTCCAATGGTAGTAGCTGTGCCCCCAGATGGCCCGGCGGGCACTCCACTTCCACTCCTTCTGGGCCATCAGAAAGCCCTCATTCAGCGGCCTGTCAGGGTCGCTCAACACTTTGGCCCGGGCATCCACCCACTCTTGGTCGGTCATTAAACTTCCTCCACTGGCTTGGCCACCACCTCAATGCTGCCAGCCTTCAGCTTGGCCTTGGCCTCCTCAATCGCCTTCATTGCATCCTCAAGGCTGGGAGCTCCACTCCTGTGCTCCACCGTCACCTTGTTCCCTTCCGTAGCCATAAAGAACTTATCGGCATAGATGCCGTAGCTCATAGCCAAGTCCCTGATGTTCACACGCTTAAGGGCTCCCTCGTCCTCCGCCAGCATCTTCATCTTCTCCTGCTGGAGCATCCTAGCCCCCTCAATCAGCTCCATCGCATCCTGCGCCACAATCTCCTTCCGCTTCTCTATCAAGCCCTTATGCCGAGCCCGCAACCCCACAAGCGTGTACCAGTCCACCCCCTCGTCACGCACAATGCTCTTCCAGCTTTTCCCCTCAGCCATCAACTCCAACAACCTAGCCGCCCGCTCAGGCTGACGCGCCTCAATGCTACGGCCATTCTCCCCAGCCGCCACTATGGCCTTGGCCACTTCCTTCCTGATGGCAGCTCGTTCACTCATACCCCTGTGTAGGGAATACTGCCCAGTTTTGTCAACATCCACATCCATAAATCATAAATGGAATCTTTGTACTAAACCAGCGTAACTTTTGGTGCCTCCCCCCCGTCCCCTACTCCTTTCAATCCCCGGGAAACCCACAGGAACTCCTTCCGTTACCGGGCGACTGTGTAAATTTTTTTGAACCGACTTGCCGGACCCAATGGTCTGGACGCCCCGAAGGGGCGTGCAGCCCCCTCCCCCCCACCTACTGAACGAGCAACTTGGGAGGGAACAGGTGATTACTGCGAGCCTCTGGCTCGCTCTAGATTCGTGGGCAACAAAAAAGCCCTAGGGGTGAGCCTAGGGCTTGCGTGTGCGAGGGATATGTGAGGGCTAACCTATTGCTGTGAGTCCTCGTGCCCCTTTTTGGGCTTGGGTCTGGTGGGCTTGTCAGGCCCGCCGTAGAGGATGAGGTAGAGCAGAACGCTACAGATGGTGAATAGGGCTGCTAGGGCGCCGAGGGCGAAGTCGGCAAAGCCGCCGAGTAGGTTGTGCTTCACTGGTTGAATAGGTCGTTGTACGACGCGGCGGCGTGATGGGTGCTGCCGTTGGTGCGCTCGATGGACCCGTAGTATTCCTTGGCGCTGCGCCAGTTGGTGGACTGAGGCGCAATGTATACCTTCTCCTTCTTGGTGAAGTTGGAGATGGACAAGGGACGGTGGGGCTTGCGGGTGGACCACTCAAGGGCGGTGAAGTCCTTGACTGGGGATGAATCGAGGGGCGTGGCGCAAGCTACGGCTTCCCTAGTGGTGCCGAATGCGTAGCCATAGCCCGGGATGCGGGCTGAGACTAGATTGGCTTGGTCGTCCTTGACGATGGTGAGGCGCTTGGCCTTGGCATCGAGAAGGGCGAAGGCGAAGTAGCCTTCGATGGAGGCAAGGCCTGCGGTGCCCTTGTCCTGCATAGCGCGGAGGAGAAGCTCCGAGTCACAGGTGGTGGACGAGTTCTTGTAGTCGTCCGACTCAACGATGCCGTTGTGGACGAGAGCTTGCTCTACGTCTAGCATTGGATGCGTGTTGTCGAGGGACTTGCCACAAGTGGCCTTGCGTCCGTGGATGATGAGGGCGGAGCCATCGGAGGGCTCGTTGTAGCCCACTTGGTCGTGCCAGCCTTCCGACCAGTCGGTGAGGCGATTGGTGAGGAGCGGGTTGGATGAGCGGATGTGGGCGAGCTTGCCAGAGCGTGAAATCCACGCTGCGCCGAAGCCATCGCGTTCGCCAGTGCGCTCGAAATAGCGCCAAGCGTGGCGGATGATGGAGTTACGCTGGGAGGGCTTGTGTCCCGTGAGGAAGAGAAGCTTACACATTGTAGTGATAGTGGGATTATTCGCTGTCGGTGGTCGTGTCGGTAGCAGCAGTGGTGTATTGCGCTGGATTGAGTTCTCGATGGCGGGCTCGCCAGAATGCGAGGTCGTGCGCGGGCAGCGGAAGCTGCTCAAGGGTGGCGATACACGAGCCAGCCTTGGGGCCGCGAGATACAGCACGGATTAGTTCGACGAGTCTGAGCCAACTGAGGACTTTTGTGTAGTCTAGGGTGGCAGAGCCGCATCGAACTTCGATGGTCTTATGCGCAGTCCACGAGAGCACGTTAACGGCGCGGTAGCGGTCGTGAGGGGAAACGCCCCACTTGCAGTAGGTGTTGTCTCGACGCGAGCTTGGGAGCAGTTCCATTAGGGCGTGCAGCCACTTGTCCATCACCTTTGCGCGGGCAACGACCTCTGAGTATGACAGGCTTCGTGCGTCGAGGTGTATGTGCAGCCCGCACGACTTGTTGACGCGCAGGCCAAGCGTCGCAAAGCGCTTGCACAGGTTGAACAGACGGGGTTCCGCAACTGCTCGGTCGAGCAGGACGCGAATCTCGTGGCCCTGTGCGTCGCCGGGAGGGCGAATTGATCCGTCACTTGCGACCCGTGTCCATATCGGAAGTGCTTTGATCAGTTGCTTGCGCTCGATTAACCCGTAAGATTCGAACTCTAAGCCTACTGCGTGTTGGTAGTTGTAGAGATCGCAGCTTGTGTTGCGGGACCATAGCGACGAGAACTGCTTGCCCGGGGCAAGCGGGATGCTCGACAGCAATTCGTACACGCGCTCTGTGAATGGCTTGCGTAGGGGGTCCGGTACGCTGTCATTGAAGCGTCGGACCCGATAGTTGCGTATGCTACTGCAATTGTTGGGTGCCATACAAAGTGTCTTTGGATTGGTGACCCGACCGCGCAGTCGCCGGAATCGCTTGGGCGTGTTTTTGCGAAATAGGCAATCTGGCACGAAAACCATTTGCTGGTTCGCCTCTCGCAATGCAACGGGATACGAACTTGTGTCCATTAGGTCTGCAATGTAGTTGGCGGCGCATATGCCGGTGTGCTCGTCGGCTGGAAGGCCCGAGGTAGGGGACCAAACAAGTCCAGAGTGCTGGATAATGGTGCCGAGGTGGTGACGGATGGAATACCAAGTGATGGTTTTCATAGGTAGGGTGATAGTAGGTTAGGCGCCGATGCAGTCGTTGTCGTTGGGATTGGCGAGGCAGATGGCGTCCCAAGTGCTCTCTTTCTTCTTCAAGTGGGCGCGCATCAAGTCGCACAGCTTGGTGTAGGTCGCGTAGGCGCCAGCCTCGTCGATGGTTTCGATGGCGTTGGAGCCGAGCCCGTAGGCGAGGCGGAACAGCGCCCGTTGGGCGTTGTCGTATTCCTTGTAGGCGTTGTAGTTGGCGCGCTCGGTGGCGCTCAGCTTGTATTTAGCTTTCATTGTCGTGTGTCGCGTAGTCACGCGCCGGTCAGGCGCGGCCCATAGCCGGGCGAGCAACCCCCGAAGAGGGGGAAAATGAGAAGATGTACACGCAAACGTCGGCAATCAGGCCGCAATGTTGGCTGCGGCCCACGAACTCGCGTGAGACGGAGAGGCATTCGTCGTGGCGATGGCCCCACTTGTCCAGGAAGGCATCGACCGCTTCGCGTTCGATGGGGTCAAGGCCGCTGGCATCGCCATTGACGAGGTAGGACGCCCAGTAGGCGGGCAGTACGTATTGGCGGGTGGTACGGGGGGAGGGCTTCATATGGGGAAGAGTCGTATGGGGGCGATACCCCATTAGGAGGTGATGGTGAGGACGAGGGTTAGTTCTTGCGGAAACCATACGAGAGGAGGGTCTTGTAGAACTTCCGAGCGCTTTCGATGGACAGCTCCACCTCGACGTCCTCGGAGTTGAAACGAACGGTGGTGACGGTGGCCGTGTCTTCGCGATGATTGATCGCGAAGATGTGGCGGATGTAACCCTTTCCGCGAATGTATTGCCCTAGCGTGTGCGTTTCCTCAAAGGCCTCGTCGTCGTAGTCGCTCCGCGACCGCGTATCGCGTCGGTCGTTGGAAGCCGACCTATCCATAATGCTCGAAACGCTGTGCCTATCGGCCTCGTCGTTCTTGCGGTCACGAATGTTGTTACGCGAACGAATAGAATCAAAATCCATACTGACGTCGGGCGCCTCGGAATCGGGCGCCGTGGTGTTTGTGGTAGCTGTGGAGGACTGGGTGAGCTTGTGGGTCATACGAGCCCCCGTAACACACAGACGGGGCCCTAAAGCAATTCGTAGTTTTACGTGGCGCGCTTGCGCGCTGCGTAACAACTATGAGTTGCTTTGGGGTGGATGTGTGTTGCGGGTATGGAGGGCTGGATGACCCACAAGCGATCCGCGTCCCCTCAGATACCACTTACCACGGTGCCCGATTCCTGCCCGACCTGCTAGCCCCTGCTCGGCTACGAGCGAAGCTCCAGCCGAGATATTGAATTGACAGACCCCTTGAGGGGGCTGTCTTTACGGGGTGACCCTAAAGACTGCGGAGGGCGGTTGGGGCGAGGGGCCCCAATCCGGTCCCGGAGCCGTACTTGAATTGCGCGTGAGCCGCAGCGAACGGCGGCAGGGGGGCGTCGCGGGGGGCTGCAAGCCCCCTGCGTCTCCGCCCATTTTCTGCGGCCCGCTTCAGCGGGACGCTGCACACCGTCGCGGAGCCCCAAAGAATTGGTGATGTGATAGTATTGGGGATGCGCAACAAGCTAGCGGGGAAATACACTGGAACCAGCGAGAGCAGTCGTTACTTTGCGAACAACCCCGAGGCGAGGCGAAAGAAGAACGCCTACAATAAGCGCTACCACGCGAGTAAGGAGAGGAGGGACTACCGGGCGGAGTTGAACGCTGCTAACCGCAGGATGGGCAGCGAGGGTGACGGGAAGGACGCTAGTCACACGAGGAGCGGGCGCATTGTCCTGGAGCGTGCGAGCAGCAATCGGGCGAGGAACGGCAGGGGTGGACGACGGCTGCTGTAGGATCGGGATCGAACAACAACGGTCACAACCCTATGATAGTAAATAGCTTACCGTTTTCCAGAAACTGGGCTCAAAAAAATCTACCCCGGGGGGCCAAAAACCCCTTGACGGAATGAGATGTGGTGCTATGGTGGGAGTCGCCAGTTGTTCATTGTGTCGCTCTTCTACCGGACTAGATTAGTCACCTAGTCCAAGACCCTCACCCTGCTTAGCGGGGTGGGGGTTTCTTGTTTCTAGGGTAGAAGGGTTTGATACGGTGGGTGGAGACCTGAACAAGGCATCACTCAACGGTACTGGCGGGAAGCCTGACGGACAACACCAGCTTCCCTTAATACGGCTCCCTTTGGGAGTGAACCGCCGAACAACCCGTGGGCCTTGGCCTACCAGCACGGGCGGCAGCATACCGGACACCTCGTCTCTCAGCAGACAGCGTTTCGATGTTTCACCCGGCAACGGGTGAACTGTGCACCCGTGTTCCTGCATCAGCACCAGCGTTTGGATGCATAACCCAAAAAGAAATATCGTAAATACCCATCCAACAGCACCTTACTAGCCTCTTAAAAATAGAGCTAGTATTTTTGGGGAAAATAATAGATAGTGCTGGGGATGAAAGAAACAACTGAGCTAACCAAGGCCATCGAGCGGGAGGATGTCATCTGCGTCCTTGAGCTGATGGTTCGTACCGAAATCGTCCTTGATGGACTCTTCAGCCGATTTGAGCTGGAGCCTACCTGCAAGGAGCAGGAGACGGCGCTGCGCTATGCCAAGGAGCTTCACAAGGAGTTGAGGGCCACCCGCGAGGCTGCTGGCTTCTCCCTCTCGGTGGATGGCGACAACGTCCGAGTGACCCGAGGCGATCCGTCCAACAACTAATTTCTCCCCGCAACGGGGAGCCAAACCAACACACATATGCCTACCGTTAAAGCTGATAGTGGTAAGTCCATCGAGCCGGTGCCCGCAGGAGTGCATCAGGCCGTCTGTTACGGCGTGATTGATCTGGGTACGCAGGACCCGGGCAATCCCCAATACCGTGCCGCCCGCAAGGTGATGATCTGCTGGGAGCTGCCGCACGAAACCATCTCCACTGCTGACGGCCCTCAGCCGCGCATAATCTCATCGGAATACACGATGAGCATCGGCAAGAAGGCCACGCTGCGCGGCATCTTGGAGAGCTGGCGCGGGCGTCCGTTCACCAACGAGGAGCTTGGTGGGTTCGATCTGAAGAACATCATCGGGGCCAATTGTTTGCTGAACATCGTTCACAAGCCCGGGAAGGCCGATCCTAGCCGCATCTACGCCCGCATCCAAGGCGTGATGCCGCTTACCAAGGGTATGGCACCTGTACGTCCCTCAATGGACACCGTGGTGTTCGACATCCCCGAGAACGGCCCGATTGTGGTGCCGTCTGCGGTGCCCGAGTGGATTAGGGCCAAGATCGACGCCTCTGATGAGGCCAAGGCCCGCTCCAACAGTCGCGTGACGCAGGCTGAGACGGTGGCCGACGCCGCCGACTCGGAAGACGTACCGTTCTAAGCATCTCCCAATGCGCACGCTCCTCTTCCTTCTGCTTTCAGGCCAATGCTTGGCTGCTCCCAGCGCGGCGTTCTGGGTCGCGCTCCATCAAGTTGAGAGCGGAGGGAGGTTGGGGCGTGTGTCTTGGGGTGAGTATCGAGGCCCGCTGCAAATCAGCAGGGCCTATTGGGAGGATAGCAACGTCGGTGGAAGCTGGTCCGACTGCGACGACTTGCAGAAGGCCAAGCTAGTGGTCGAGGGGTATATGAAGCGCTACGCCCCGAGGGCGTGGGCGACTGGGGATGTGCAGACGCTGGCGCGGGTGCACAAGGGTGGCCCGAGGGGCCACAAGAAGGATGACACGCTGGCCTATGGGCGGCGCATCGAAATGATTGCCTATGAACACAATAAACAAACTGCTAGCGTGCTTTGGGGTAAAGCTGGTGTCCAATAAGGGATACCTTGAACACCTCACTCGCAAAGAGTGGGCTGAGCGTGAACAGGAACTGTTGCGCAAGCTGCACAACCAGCGCGTGCTAACCAACTACCACCGCAAGAAGGGCATCCGGTCTTCCTGCATTGACAATGCCATCGAGGAGGCGTCGTGATTATCATCTTGTGCATACTTGCCTTCCTAACGGGGGTGAACGTGGGCGTCGTCATCGCCGTCATCCGAAGCAAGAACTGGCCCGACTATGACCACAAAGACTGACACGCCGTGCACAGACGAACGCACCTACCCGGCCAACTGCCTAGGAAAGACGATGGTGGTTAATGCCGAGTGGCCTAGGCAGCTAGAGCGCGAGAACCAACTTCTCCGTGATGAGCTTGAGCAGCAGGCCATCTGCAACAGAGCGGGCGCTTCGCGTGAGCTTGCGTTGCGCTCAACGATTGCCGAGCTCCAGCGCGAGAACGCTGCGCTGCGGGAAAAAGTAGACGACTGGGAGAATGCGGTAGCGCACGCCCTAAATCATCGACCCGACGAGCAACATTGCACCTGTGTTGCTCCGTTAGTCGGAAAGGTAAAACAACTGGAGCGCGAAAAGGCGCTTCAGGGGCTGCATCTTGCCACTATGGCAGACGTAGTACTCGGAGAGAATGCCGAGGATCGCAGCGATCAGACGCTGGTGCGGGAAGTGTGCCGGATCGCACGAGAGCACGCCGCACGAAAGGAGCAGCCGTGAGTGACCAAGAACATCACCTACGCACGCTCATTGAAGCTCTGGAACACGAGAAAGAGGCGCTGCTGGATAGCAAAGAGAAACTGCTTATCGTGCTTGAGATGGTTACCCGCTACTCGTGCTACACCCAAAAGGCGGAGCGCGATTACAACGGACAAGTGGCAGGCACGGATGTCACCGACAACCAAGCCATTGGAGCCAACGCAATGGCCCTCTTTCTGCTTTCCGAGCACAGCCGGTTCCGCATTGTCGGAGACACCGGTCGAATGGTAGTCGGCTACTGGCCGGAGAACGACCCGCAGAAGAAGGAGGTGAAGCCGTGAGCTCATCAACCAAGCCAATCCCGATGTCTGACAAACCCAAACGACGCTACCGCAAGCTGAACACGCCCGAGATGATGGCCTCCATCGACCGGATGATTGCGCAGGGCCAGCGTGCACTGCACATCGCTCAGCACCTGCACATCGACTCAAAGATGGTGGCAGGGCGAGCCCAGCGCAAGGGCTACTACCTAGCCTACGTGAAGGCTGATGAGCACAAGGCCATCTTGCAACAGCGCGCAGCGAAACTACCAACGCCCCCTCTATGAGCCACCCGCGACACGAGAAGACGACTGCAATCCGCCAGATGCTGATGGCTATGGCTCCAGTGAAGCTCATCGAGCTTGAACTGAACGTACACCACGAACGCATCCAAAAGCAGGTGAGGGAGTTACAACTGAAGCGCATCTACCTCACCGCTGAAGAGGAAATCTTGATAAAAAATAATAGGAAAAAACTCTTGCAGGCTGGCCATAAATGGTAGCAAGCTGACTCCGACATATGAGCGAACACTGGTACACACGCGGCGGCAAGCCGTCCCACACCCGCATCAGCAAGTCGGGCGTCATTCGTAGCACCACGCTGCGCGACGCTCGCTTAGAGCACCTGCTCCCTTCGGTGAGCAGCGTTCTCAACGAGGCAGCGGCCCCTGAACTGGACCGATGGAAGGCCAACAAAATATTGGAAGCGTGCTACAGCAGCGGTGACCCGCTGGCCGTGGCTCCGACTCTGTCGGAGTATTCCGCGATCATTCGCGAGAAGGCCGACAAGGAGATGGAGCAGGCGCAGGTGTTTGGCACCGCCTTCCACAAGGCTATGGAGGGCGAAGTTCCGATTGGGATGGAGCTACTCGTGGAGGCGACGAACAAGTCGCTGGACACCCTGAAGATTGGTGGCCTCAAGGTGGAGCAGCAGGAAGTGACCGTCACTAATCTGTTCCTTGGATACGCTGGAACCACGGACTACGCCTTCTCTGAAGGCGGGCTCCCCGGCATCCTCGACTTCAAGACCTGCAAGACCGAGAAGGATGAGCCGATTGCCTTCAAGCGGTCCCACTGCGCTCAGATTGCGGCCTACATTATGGCCAAGTATCGGCCCTTCTGCACCGAGTTGCCCGAGGACGAAACCGTGGGCATCAACATCTACGTCAGCAAGACGGAACCGGGGCGGGTGGATGTCGTGCGCTACGACCACAAGCAGCTTCACGAATCGTGGGAATGGTTCAAGGCCTGCCTCACCCTGTGGCGCCTGCGTCGCAACTACGATCCGAGTGAGGTGGCGTCGTGAGCGTAGTGCTTCCCCATTCCGAGGAGGGCGAGCGCATCGTCCTCTCCTGCATCCTTCTCGATGGTCCTGCTTCGTTGGCCAAGGCCATTGACGGCAAGATTGAGGAGGAGTGCTTTTACCTGCCGCAACACCGCCGCCTCTGGCGGGCCATCCAGTGGCAGCACAAGAACAGCCAGCCGCTTGAGCTGCACGCTCTGGTGGAGGAGCTGAAGAAGGTGAATAAGCTGCACGAAGTGGGCGGCTTGGCTGGGCTGGTGGAGATGACGCAGGCTGCGTGCACCACGGCCCAGCTCAGTCACTGGATTGATGTCATCCGCCAGCACTACGTGATGCGTGAGCTTCACGCCACCTGCTCCCGTATGGCCGAGAAGACGCTCGCCCATAGCGGCAGCGTCGAGGGCTTCGTGATGGAGGTGAACAACCTCATCACCAAGCACCACGAGGGCCAGAAGCAGGAGACGCTGGCTGATGCTGCCGACTCCGCCATCCAACTGGTGGAGCGGGTGCAGGCTGGCACCTACACGGACAAGGACATTGGGATGAGCTTCCCTTGGCCCGACTGGGACCGTCGCTTCGGCTTAGGCAAGCCGGGAGAACTCATCATCATCTCGGCTCGTCCCGGGATGGGCAAGAGTAGCTGCTGCCGTCAGATTGCCCAGCATTGGGCACGGGATGGCAAGGTGCTGCTGTTCAGCCGCGAGATGCCCACCAAGCAGATGGCCCCGCTGTTTGCGCAGACCGAGTGCGGCATCTCCTATCGGGACATCCTCTCTGGTAGGTTGTCCCACTCCTACCTTGAGACGTTCAAACAGGAACTGGCCAAGGTGCGCAATCTACAGGTGGCGGTGTATGACCAAGACCGCACCCTGTCGCACATCGTGACGCGGGCCAAGGCCTTTGCTCAGGTGAGCAAGCCCAAGGCCATCTGTGTTGACTACCTCCAGCGATATGACGCCCAGCAGGAGCGCGGGGAAACCCGCGATATGGCCCTTGGCCGCTTCACGATGGCGATGAAGGACCTAGCCATCGAGCTGTCCGTCCCCGTCATCCTGCTTGCCCAGCTAGGGCGCAGCGTGGAGCGCGAGAACCGTGAGCCCCGCCTGTCCGACCTCCGCGAGAGTGGCAACTTGGAACAGGACGCCGACCGCGTCATCTTCCTCAATGCCCCCGACCATCGGCCTGACGGCACGATGCAAACCATCACCGACAACGACCTGCGCTTCATCTACGTGGACGCCATCCAAGCCAAGGGTCGCAGCGACGGCACGGGCCGTTGCGGGATGATGTTTGACCGACCCATCACCAAGCTCCTTCCCTACGCACCTGTATGAACACCTCACCCAACTTCTCTGAGGCCTCGTTAGACCTCATCCTTGGCGACCGCAACGAAGCCTACGGCAATCCCCGCGAAGACTTTGAGGGCATTGCTATGATGTGGTCTGGCCTCATCAACGCAAAGCTGCACCAAAGCATCACCGCCGAGGATGTGGCCCGTATGATGGTGGCCCTCAAGCTGCGCCGGGATAGCCACCGCCAGAAGGATGACAACCTCATCGACGCGCACGGCTACCTCCATTGCCTGAGCTGGATTCAGAAGGGCCTGCCTCCCCGGAGAGGGGATGAGGTATGAGCCTAGGATATGATGTGTCGGAGACGATGACCTCTATCCGCCACATCCTAGCCAAGCATACGAAGGGCTGGAAGTGGGATGAGATTCCTGATGTCGTCGTGAAGTCTAAGAAGGAGCCATCCCGCAACCAGATTGAGAAGCCTGATCTTCTCTATCAGGTGAGCAAGGCGCTGGACGAGGGCATCCACCTGAAGGAGGCGTCCCATCGCTTCGACATCTCCTGCACTACGGCGTCTATGATTAAGCGCCGCCTTGAGCGTTACGAAGGTATGCCTCACGACCGTGACGGCATCCTCCTGTGGTACGTTGAGAGGAAGAATGCCAAAGCCAAAGCAAGAACTGACGCGAGCAGGTAGACAATGGACGGAGGCACGCTACTGGTCCTTTTTAAGAAGCGCTTTAAGGCGTGCCTTCGTTCGTTGGCCTCCAAACTACCAAGCCAGAAACGCAGGGCGCAGGACTTACGTCGGGCCAGTGAAGCAGCAGAAATGGGAGTACGAATGCGCCATCTGTCACCAGTGGTTCCAGCAGAGGCAAACACAGTTGGACCACGTAAACCCGTGTGGGCAGTTGAGAAGCACCTCAGACCTGCCGGGGTTCGTGGAGAGGTTGTTCTGCGAGAAAGACGGACTAAGGGTGCTGTGCAAGCCGTGCCACAAGGAAGTGACCAATGCAGCTAGACATCTTCGGCCAGAAGGAGGAGCCGAGCCGATCACCGAAGCCTTCCCCGAAGCTACCCCCGAAGGTTCACCACCTAAGCGCCCTGCAAAGCGCAGAAGAGTGGATGTTCCAGAAGGCACGCCCCTACAAGGTGACAAAGCTGGGGCCCAATAAGACACTCATCGAGAATCTATGAAGACCACCGGCCTGTTCACCACCCATAAGGTAGTAATCAATCAGCCCTGCGACAGGCCGATCAAGATCATCCCCTTTGGCGATGTGCACCGTGATAGTGATATGCATTGCGGAACCAAGTGGCGGGAGTTTCTGGCCTACGCCAAGGGCCAGAAGGACGCCTACTTCCTAGGGATGGGGGACTACTTCGATGGGATGTCCACCTCGGAGCGGGAGGGGCTCAGTCGCAGCAGCCTGCATAACACCACGATCAAGAACATCGAGAAGCTCTACAGCGAGTGGATTGAGCGGATGAGTGGGGAGCTGACGTTTATGAAGGGGCGGCTGATTGGGATGCTGGGCGGCAATCACTTCTTCTCTTTCAACAGCGGGATGAGCAGCGACACCATCCTCTGCCAGAACCTAGAGACCCGCTTCCTAGGCGTCTGCTCATTCATCCGCCTGAGCATCCAAACTCACAAGTCCAAGGATCGCAGCAGGGGAGGGTGCTTCGATATCTTCGCCCACCACGGGGCAGGGGGCGGGAGCACCCCGGGCGCTACGTTTAACACCATCGAGAAGATGCAGCAAACTGCGGATGCCGACCTCTATCTGATGGGCCACGACCACAAGAAAGGGTGCATTCCTTCGTTTCCTAGGCTTCGTCTGGTGGAGGGAGGGGGAAGCCTCACCATACGGGAAAGAACCCCTTGGCTGGGCCGCACGGGCAGTTTCCTGAAGGCCTACGAGGACGGAGAGGTGAGCTACAACGTGGACGCTGCCCGGTCGGCCTGTGCCCTTGGCTGGATTGAGTTCGACCTATGCCTGAAGCGGGTGCACAACAGTCACGGCGATCATCTGGAGGTGTATGTCCGTGGGACCTGCTGAGGACAAGGGCAGCCCCCTGTTCCGCCTTACAGGGGTGATGGAGACGGTCCTTACTACGGACGGCAACGGTGGCTACGCCAAGTGGTATCCCGGAAAGAACTGCTTCGTGGTCACCAGCCAAGCCCCGCGCACGGACGGCGGGTACTACCTACGCTGCGAGGTGGTGGGAGGGCCTGAATGCGGCAGGCCTTTCCTCATCGACTGTGAATGGGATTGTCCCGAGGAATGGGACAAGATGTGCAGCTTCGTCGGCTAAGCCTCACTTAGAGGTGAACCCGTTACGCATCTGGTAACGCACTTCTGGGGTGAGCACCCCATCCCGCTGGAGGCGCTCCACAAACTTGGCCGCAGCCTCCTTGCCACCCTGCTGAATGAGCGCCTGCGTAGCCTGCTCGATGGCCCGCGCACGCTCACCAGACTGAACGGGCAATTTGGCAAAGATGTCCGAGATGGGAGCCTTGCCCCGAAGGTCCTCGCGCAGACCTGAGCGAAGCGCGTCGGCAAGCGCCCTGCGCCTCACCATATTATTGCCAGCCATCTGGAGCATCTCGTCCTGCATCTTGGACATCCGCTTGGGATCGCCCTTGTATTTCTCCTTCAGGCGATCAACGAGTTCGGAGTCGCTCTCCTCGATGCCACGGGGCATCTGCTCGGTGTAGCCAATGGCAGCGGCGGCAATGAGGCGACTGGGCACCCCTGCCTCTTCCATAATCGCAATGGCCTTGGAGTCCCCGTCCTTGCCCGAGCGACGGACCGAAGCGAGGTAGAGGTCGCGAAGCTGGCGTTGTGCAGTGGCGTAGCGACTGGAGCTTTCCTGATAGAGAAGCGCCTCGTTGACGTTGTCGTAGCCGCCAGTCTCGCGGTTGATGCGGTCGCGGATGATGCGGCGGTAGCCCTGAAGCTCACCCGCGATGGGCACAAGCGCATCCTTGAAGGCGGGCACCATCGCCTTGTCGTATTGCAGGGTGGTGGTACGGATGCCCGCAAGGCGACGGGCAACGTCCTTCTCGGTGAACACCGTGCCCATCGGGCTGACGACATCTCGGGAGGCCTTCTCCGCACGGGCAAGGGTGCCAGCAAAGAACTGGGGCAGGAACGCCCGGGTGGCAAACCGCTCAAACAGGGCCACCTTGTCGTTGGTGGCGCTGATGTCGCTGTTGCTGCCGTAGTATTTGTTGGTAATCATCTCGATGGCCGGGGTGGCCAGCGGACCGAGATCGTCACCAAAGATGATGCTCTTGGCGTAAGGCAGTGGGTTCTCCCCGCGATAGGCCTGCGCCAAGACGTTCGTCATATTGGCGTATGGCATCACGTAGTTCATCGGGAAGTAGGCAAACTCGCCCTTCTCCCGATTGGTGTAGAAGAAGGCGTTAGCCTTGTTCCGGTCGAAGCCCGGGACGGCCTTGGCCAAGTCCCGCTCCTCGTCCTCAAGGATGCCCTGCGAACGATTGAACAGGGTGACGGCAGCAGCCGTGCCCGAAGCCACGCTGCCCATCGAGATGAGCCGCTTGAGGCCAATGAGCTGCATCGCCTTGTTCCCAGTCCTGCTGCCTTCTTGGAAGAGCTTAGTGGCATACCTCACTTGCTTCACGGCAGTGCGGGCCACCTCAAACTCAAAGGCTCCGAAGTTGTTGGCCAACGTGAGGGCGGACGCCTGACGCAGGCGCCGGGGGACCATCTCCTGCGTGACGAAGTCGTCCATCGTCTGACGAGCGGCCATCCGCTTCATATCATCCAAACTCATCCCCTTGCTGCCGTACATCTGCATCATCTCGGTGAGGTTGCCCCGGTAGATGGCGTAGCGGACAGCAACGTCAGCAAAGCCGTAAATCTTGCTGAACTTGTCCAGCACCTTGGATGGGTCTTTCTCCCGTGCCGCCATCGACATAAAGGTGCGCAACTCCTCGCTGTCCGTGCCACCACGAAGCACGCCCAAGCCGCGCAGTTCCTTCAGTTCGTTGATGATCTTGACGCTGTTCTTGGGGTCGCCTCCGGTCCAGCCAAGGTCGCGCATCGCCATCCTGACGCCCATAGCCAGATTGCCTAGGCTCACCTTGCCCGAGGTGGCGGCGAGCAGCATATTGCCCATCGCCTGCGGAGCCAGCGCTTCCGGCAGGTTGCCCACGGTCTTCATCGCCTTGGACAACGTAGCTGCCTTCATAAAGGTGGCCATCACCGGACCGTCGCCAAACAGGTTGGGGCTCATCACCTCACCGAGTGCCTTGGCAAACTGCTCTGGCACGTAAATCTTGGACAGCTTCTCGCCAATGATCGGGCGATCACCAGCGGTGAGCTTCACCAACCCGCCCAAGGCTTGGGGGTTCTCAGTGCCGATACCAGCATCGACAATGAACTTGGCCATTTCGGTGTCATACTTGGTGTGCACCACCAGACGCGACTGAGCGCTCAGGGTGGACTTCATCACCATAAACGGGTCCTTCACCTCGCCCAGCCACCTGCGCGCAGCATCGGACAGTTCGTGGCGCTGCATCAGCGGGGAGCCAATGCCAGACCCGCTCTTTACGCCCACCTTGCCGCTGGCAGCATAGTAGACATCGCCTAGCATCCGGTGCATCGTGGCCGACGCTGCCGCCTCAGCCTCCTGAGTGGACATCTTGAGCGTTGCCCCGTTGGAAGCCAGCGCCTGCTTGGCCGACTCGTCGTATATTTGCTGGGACAGCTCCTTGTGGTAGGCCTTGCGGTCGGCATCAACGTCGAAGTCCACCCCTCGCTTGGCGTCGGGATCGTGCGCTGCGTAGCTACGGCGCAGGTAGCTCTCCGAAACCATATTCCTCTCGATGGTGTCTCGGATGTCCTCTGGCAGGTTGTCGATGTTGTCTAGGATGTATTGCGAATACTCAGCCCTGCGCTTGCGCCACTGGATGAGGGAGGGACGCAGCGGAAGCGGGACAGCGTTGCTGGTGGCCCTGCCCTCCATCACACTGAGGATGTCGGCGTCCGTCACCTGACTGGACGGGTTGGCCCTGTTCCACTTCTCCGCCTGCTTCTTGGCCTGAGTGGCCAACTCAACGGCATCGTCCCGAAACGCCTTCTCCGTGTTGATGCGTTCGACAGCCTGCATCTTTATCTCGCTGCCAACCACGCGCTCAGGGGATACGGCCCGATTTAACGAACCCCTGTCCAGTCTGGACAGCAGGCTGGGAACGTGGGTGGCGCCGTAAGCCGCGATGCCAGCCGCAGCCGCAGCCGTCAGGGCGTTCTCGTTGCCTCGCTCCTTCTCCCGGTTGTAGACGTAGGTGCTGACGGCAGCGCCAGTGCCAATCTGCGCCGCCTGTGCGGCAGCGTTGTTGGTGATGAAGCGCCCTGCTTGGGCATAGCGCCGCTCCACACCGCCAGCCACGCCACCAAAGGCAGCACCCATAGCGGCTGCTGGCAGCACCTCCTCCTGAAACGTAGGCAGGCGCCCCTCGTCGATGGCCTTCTCCACCGTGGTGGAGGTCGCAGCCGCAACGCCGCCCTCGGTGGCACGAATGAGCATAGGACGCAGGAAGCCCTGCGTCTTCATCACGGCCTTAGTGGCCACACCTCCAGGAATTGCCGCGCCAATGACAGCGCCAGCCACCTGCCCGGGCTTCACCTCACGGCCCGTCTCGCGCTCTTGCAGCTTCTGGTCAATCCAGTTGCCAATGCCAGACCCGCCACCGGCACCAACGGCAGCGCCCACAGGTCCGCCAACGAGGAACCCGCCAAGACCACCCACAAGGCCACCGCCGGTTTCCAGCAGGGCGCCCCGCGCTTGGCGGAGGAGGTTGGTGCCCTCCGCCTGAGCGGCCTGCTGCATCTGCTCCTCCCTCTGGCCCTCGCCCGCCACCAACTTCTCTGCCTCCTCTTGGGTGGGTTGCCGGTTGGCCTCCACCTCAAAGGTGCCTTTGCTGGTGTTGATAGTAAAAACGGGCATAGGGTGATTCTACCACCCCACCCCGTTAGCTGCGACCGATAGCAGCCATATTCAACTGGGGAAGACGGCCCTCCTTGGCCGCAGCGAACATCGAACGGGCGAACGGGTCCTTGTTGAGCGCACTTAGGCTTGGCTGCTTCCCTTCCGACAGCTCCTTCAGGAGACGCATAGACAAGGCCTTGTTGGGCAGATAAGGGATGATCTTCTTTAGGGCCAGCGTGTCGGAGCTGTCCTTGGCCTTTGGCTCAAGGAGTTCAAGGCGAGCCTTGCTCAGCTTTAGCTCTCCCTCCATTCGCTGCATAACGCCAAATGAGGCCCTCGACGGCAGCTTCTCACCGGGTTTCGGCACGTAGCCATAGCCACGGGCTCCAAACTCGTAATCACTAAGATTGGTTGCACCCTTATCCACCTTGAACGAGCCCGATACTCCGGGCCTGCGAACAAAAGAATCATCCAAGATGATGTCCTGAGTGGGCAGGCTAGGAGGAATGATGATGTCCTGCGCAGGAAGCTTGGGAATAACAATGTCCTGCACAGGAGGACGGGGAGCAGCGGGGGTGGCAGGGGCCTGCGACGGAGCCTGAGCAGCAGGGCCCTGAAAGGCCGATGCATTGGCCAAAGGCTGATAGCCACCACCAAGCGACATAGAACTGGCCGCCTGCGACGGATTGGGCGATTGGGTGACCGTCTTGTCCTCAGCACTAGGGGAAGGGGACTCCTCCTTGCGCTTCAGGCCAGTCACCTCAAGGTCGCCGCCCTTGCCGAATTTCTCCACCCCTGCAACAAGCATTTCTCGGCTCATCAAGGGACCGTCTCGGCCACCAACAGCAGCTCGATAGTTCTCTAGCGCAGTATCAATTCCAACCGGATCGCCTTGGCCCTTGGCGGCCCAGTAGTCCTTTGCGATGGCAGCAATCTGCCCGCCCTTATCCAGCTTGGCTGGGCCAATTATCTGACTGGCCACAACCTTGCCGAACTGATCCTGAAGATAGCCGATCCTAACGCCATCTTGGGTGACAACCTTAAACTCAGGCGGAAGATTCGCTTTCTCGTTGTTGCGAACCAGCTCAGCAAGCTCCAATGCCCGCTTGGAGAAGTTCATATTCCGCTCAACGAGCGCCATCTCCGCCTCCTGCTGGCTACCTGACCAGTTGGACAGTTGAATGGCCTCTGGAACTGAAGCGCCAGAGCTAACTGCGGCAAAAAACGCCTCCTTGGGGTTCTTCAGCGTGTCTGGACTGTTCTTGGCAATGTCGATGAACGACTGCTGCACCTTCAGGGTGCGGGCAGCTTCGGCCTTCTCTCGGGCTGCACGCTCATTGGCGATTTCGGCCTGCTGCTTCTGGATGGCTAGGTATTCCTGTTGGCGCTTCTCATCGCGGCGAGCCTTGGTAGCCTCCACTGCCGTGGTGAGCTCGGCATTGAGCTTGATGTTGTCGTTGAGGGTAAGCCCGCCACCCTTGGCCATCTTGGCCGCATATTTCTGAATATCAGGGTTTGAGGACAGGTCTGGGTCCCTTGAGATGTCTCGCATCAGGGCGCTGTTCCTGCCCTCAAGGATGGCGTTCTGCTCCCGCTTCTTCAGGTAGTCCTGAAAGCCCTGAGAGACGCCCTCGGATAGGGCTGCTGAGCCCTGCATCCGGCCCTGCGCAGCCATCTGCGCCCCTTGCAGGAAGGGAGAATAGTCTACGCGGCCAAGGGCCGGATTGATGCCTGAGCCAATAGCTGCCATAGTTTTGTTTAGTTAGCGTCCGCCTCCGTAGCTAAATCCGCTGCCGGGGGCTCTCCACGGGGTTCCAGTTTTGGCTAGTGAAGGAGGGGGCGTGGAAGCAGTCGTGTTGCCTCCAAACACATTTCCCCAGTTGATGTTCCCAGCCGCAGCACCAAGGCCCTTGGCGATGTTGCCATACAGATTGCCAGTGGCGTTCGCACTAGCCCCAGCAGCCGCACCAGCGGCGCCAGCCACGGCGGCATTGTAGTTGGCCGTGTTGGCGTTGTTAGCGAGGGCCAGATTAACGCCAGCATCGAGGTTGAACAGCTCAGGCGTGTTGCGCGTGGACATATTCATCGCCGTGTTCAGGGCGTTGCCGCCCATCGAGATAGCGTCAGCATTGCGACCAATACCAGACAGGGCCAGCGCAGCAGGCGTGATGTTGCCATACTGATTGGCCAACTGATTGGCGAACGAACGGTCGGCGTTGAGCATATTCTGCTCCATCCCCGTCGTGGTGTTGAGCCGGTTGAAGCGAGCCGTAAGCTCGTCCAGACCAAACTGGCGATTGGCAAGTTGAGCCCTAAGGTCCTGCTCAGAGCCGAGCTGGGCCACATTGAAGCCCATCTGCTGATTGGCCAGATTAGCTTGCAGATTGGCCTGCTGATTGAGCCGCTGTACGTCCTGAAGGTTCTGGATGTTGAACATCCCGGCCTGCATCCCGGTCTGTTGATTGGCCAGCGCCGCCTTGAGGAAGGCGTCCTGATTGGCCAGATTGGCCTGAAGGTTGGTCTGCTGGTTGGCGAGGTCGCCACGCAGCATCGCATCCACGTTGAACTGACCAGCCTGAAGCTGATTGCCCACGTTGGCCTGCTGGCGCTGGATGTCCGTGCGGAGGACATCCGTGGCAAGCTGCTGGCCCATCTGCTGGGCCCCAAGGAGCTGCTGGTTAATCTGCTGCGCCATTGCAATGTCCTGAGCAGAACGCTCACGGGCCGCACCTGCACGGGCAAGAGCTTCGCCCGTGATGGAGGCATTGTCCATCAGCCGACCTGAACTGGCGTAGCCCTCCCGCGAACCCTGCGTAGCCGCACGGATTTCCTCAGCAGAGAGCTGGCCCGGGGTAGCCGCCCGAGCCATACCCTGCTGCTGAAGGGCCTGCGACAGGGGGCTGAGCTGCTGGCCCTGAAGGGCCTGCTGGTACAGGGATTCTCCTAGAATGCCCGCGCCAATGCTTCCCGCCTGCACCTGTCCTGCCCGCACTCGCTCAGCCGCAATCCGCTCAGCCGCCACCCGCTCAGGGGTGAGCGTGCCACCGGAAGTGATTTGGTCGGCCCGCACGTTAGCCGGAGCGTTGATGCCACGGGCCGTAATCTGCTGCCCAGTCCCGGGCTGCATTGCCAAGTCGCCCATCGCATTCAGGTAGCCACTCACCTGACGACCACCAAGGCTCTCCATCTGCCTCACCGCATTGGCGAAGCCGGGGTTGGCCGCCATATAGGCAGCAGTAGCCTCTGGCCCATAGGCCTTCAACTGATCCAGCGTATACTCAACATTCTGAGTGCTGAGGCGCTGATTAAGCTCCGCCATCCGGTCGGCTGAGTCGCTAAGGAAGTCCAGCGTGCCCTTGCTCTCTGACGTACCAATCAGGCTGGTCTGAACGTCCCGAGCCGTGTTGATGAGGTTTTGCGGGCGATAGGTGCCCTCAGCGTTGATTAGGTCGCGCTGTAAATCGGGATCGGACATCCCGAGGAGATAGGCACGAGCAGCCCTCCCGGCGTCCACCGGCTCAGGGGAAGGCGGCGCATTTACCCTCCCCGCCTTAGCCGCCCTACTGGCGCCATACGCATTGATGCCCGCACTAAGAACTGTCGCACCGGCTGCTACCCAAGCCATTAGAGTGTCTCCTTTTGATTGTTCATTAGCTCTTTAGCCTTTGCGATGTCGATTTCGTATTGCTTGAAAGACTCGCTCTTGATGACTAGCTCCTCGTCCAGCTTGTCCAGATTGGTTTCTGACGTAGGGTGCACGGTGGCCCACACCATAGTTTCGTGGATGAACAGCACCTTGCGGACATTGGCCGAGGACTTGAAGATGCAGGGCGCCACGATTTCGTGCATCTGGCCCTCGAAATACACGCTGGCCTTGCCCGATAGCACGATGTTGAAGTGCTCGGTCTTGTGCTGGTGACCAATCACAATTGTGTCCTTCGGCATCGTAATTTGCCGAATGTAGACATTGGGGGCGAAGGCGTGCTCAAGGGGGAAGTCGGCCTGTGGCGCATCAAGCAACGAGCGCTCAAGTACCTCGATCTTCTGAAGCTCAATGGCCTGCTTCGACGAAACGGACGTAGCCACCTCCGCAACCTGCGGATCAATGGCGACGACTTCCTCTGTGGCTTGGTACACCATATTAGGCAAACTTGGTCTGACTGGCGAAGACGGTGAAGGTAGCCGATCCCGTCTTAAAGATGGTGAGGGTGTAGGCATCAACGCTGTTGGCGTTGCCAGCGGTGGGAGCGGTGCCGCCCGCCCACTTGGGCGTCACGCTAGACCCGTCAATCTGGAAGCCGGACTGGTAGTAGGCCGTTGACCCTTGAGTCACAAGCACAGCCAAGCTCAGGCTGTCGCCCGTGGCCATCACGTTATTCAGGGTGTTAGAGCCGTCTCCACGGACATTGAGGGTCCAGTTGCCAGATGCATCTGAGGTGGAATAGAGCACCGCCCCGGCAAGGGCATCGTAGTTCACCGTCCCCGTAAGCGAAGTAGCCGCAATAGAAGCCTTTTCCAGCACTTCGTAGATGGAGGTAGTGCCCGTGGCAGAAAGTGTCGTAAACGCGCCGGAAGAGGCCGTAGACGAGCCAATAGGACTGTTCTGGATCGACGTTGCCGTCAGGGCCCCGCCAGAGGTCCAAGAAGGGCCACCCGTGGACAGCTTGGCTGGGGTGATTCCCCCATCCTTAACAATAACCGCCCCACCAGAAAGCTGGGTGGTGGCGTTGTCCACGGCATCGGCTGCAAAGGTGGCATTATCCACCAGATTGTTGAGCGTGGTAGCCGTGGGGGCATCTCCCGTGGCGAACGTGGTGCCTTTGGACAGGACGGGCATATTAGGAGGCTTGAGAGATGGTTGGGTCGGTAAGCATCGCTTGCACCTTTACGGCCCTCAATTTGGGTCGCCCGTTCGTGGGGGCCACCGTCATCTGGATGCCATAGCCGCGCTTGTTCCCAATTCTACCACGCACGGAGGCATCTTCGGCTACCGCCAGATTGGTGCCAAGGAGACCTGAGAGAGTGCCAAGAGTAGAGGTGGAATCAGGATTCTCCACTTCCGCCGAGAACGTCGCGTTCGATGACTCCGAAGCAGAGCTTTCAATGTGGAACTCATAGGAATTGAACTTCTTGCGGTCCATCGTCCCATAGGAATACTGCCGGGTCGTGACGCTGCTGGAGATTGGGTAGATGGCGGCTGGCACCCCAGCAAAGATGGACAGGTTGTCATTGCCATCCTCTCGCCCATCCAACCGGTGAATGGAGCCATTGGGGCTTACGGTGTACAGGGAGGCAAACCCGCTGTTCTCGGCAACCACAAAATTGTCGATCACCCAGCCCGTTTGACCCGTGTTATCCAGCGACTCCCAGCCTCCATTCAGGAAGTTGTAGATGAGGATGGCGTTGTTGGTCGTGGACGCATCCAGCGGCACCGCAAGGTAGTAGCGGTTGTCGAAGTAGGCAGCTACGGCCTTGTCGGCGTAGTCCTTGTTGATGCGCTGGATGGTGGCTGCAATAGGCTCCGACAACGGGACGCCAGCACCTCTGAGATTGTAGAGGTCGCCAAACGCGGCTGCGTACACTCCGTTGTCGGAGAGGAATAGCACCTGATTCCCAATCTGGAGGATGGACCGGCGGGCCACGCACCCCACCTCAGATGTCACCATCTGCACGGAGGTGTCTGCCACCGACCCGCTGATTCCCCTCACCAGATGGATGGAATTGCGGTTGAAGACCAGAAGGTTGTCCTCTGCAAAGGCCTGGAGCCCAACCACATAGTCGGCCACGCCAGCCGTAATCCGATACTGGTTCTGGATGCGGTCGTAGGTGTCGCTGTCCAGAATGTCAGAGGCGATGATTTCGTCCCTGACATTCCTGTCAGTATAGGACCCAGCACCCGGCTCGTACCAGTATGGCACCCACAGGCGCCGCTGGTGGTAGTAGCCCCAGCCCGGGGCAGGCATATGGATGAAGCCCTTGCCCGAGCTTATCTTCTTGGACACCACGATGCGGTCAGAGGCAATGTCCGGCACTTGCCCAAGGAACCTGAAGCTGTTGGCCGTGGGCACATCGCTCACCGTGTACGGGAAGTCGCCCTCCTGAAGCTCGGAGGACGCCCGGTCGATGACGTACACCGTGTCGCCAACGGATAGCCCGTGTGAACTGGCTGTGATAGTGACCACGCCGTCCGTAATGGAGGCGTTCCCAGCTCCGTCAAAGTAGACAGGCTGGGTGTACACGCCATTGGCCACAGTCGTAAAGGCAGGGCTTCCAGACAGGTCTCCATCCCACTCCAGCGCCGCCTCTCCCTCGCGGAACATAATCACCTTGTCGAAGCATTGCAGAAGATCGACATCCGCAGAGATGGACACCCCAGCAGGGTAGGAGATCGTTGTGGACGCCCCGCCGCTAGCCGGGGTGGCAATGGCGTTCTGGTTGGTGGCGCGGATGATGTAGTTGGCGTTCTGGCTGGCCGGGTCGGAGAACAGGCAGGAGCCGTATACGCCAGTCGTTTGCGTAGCCGTCAGTTTGGCCGGTCCAGCCACACCAGAACTCACCGTATACGTCTCACTCCCCGTAGCGCCGGGGATGGTGAAGGTGAACTGGGTGGTGCTTACCACCGTAATTACCCGGTTACCCGTTGGGTCTATCGTTCCGCTCACCCCGGCAATATTCACCAGCGTATTGGTGACGAAGGCATTCGTAGCCGTATTGACCGTTACGGTGGTGCCAGAGCGGCTAGCCGAGGAGATGCTGGCCGTGGCGTAGAAATACCAGACAGCGGGAGACGTAAGCCGGATGGACTCCGTGTTGGCCGTCAGGGTGGGCCCAAAGCTCTCCAGTCCCTTGCGGGTCTGCCAAGCGCCCTCAATGTCCATTCGCCCGTTGGAGCTAGCCGCCACCTCGCCAGCCTTGAGCTGGTCAGGCCGCAGGCGGTTGTTCACCTTCGTGAAGCCTACGTCGCCATCGTCAACAATGGCCGAGTCGAGGGCGCCAAACTTGGAATAGCGTGCCATTATTGGAATTTGTAGCGCAAGCGGACAATGCCAGCCTGACCGCTGCCAAAGGACACCCCGCTGTAGCCGCCGCCCCAGCCACCGTTACCAGAATTGGCTGCTACGGCAGGAAGAGCGGTTGATGTACTGTTCTGATTGCCGTAGCCGCCAGTAGCCAACACGGCAAAAACACCAGCCGAAGACGCAATCGCAGCGCCAGTTCCGGCGCCACCCTGTGGCATAGACCCTGCACCACCAGCGCCGCCACCGCCACCATCATTGCCCGGGGAAGTCCAATCCCCACCCTTATTGCCCAAGCCTCCGGTAGCCGAAGTGGGCTGCAAGCCAGCGCCGCCATTGCTGTCAACACCGCCACCGCCGCTGCCGCCTGACTGGTCATTTCCGGCACCACCGCCAAGCGCAACTAAACCGGCAAACGTGGTGTCTCCTCCATTTCCCCCGCCGCCAGCGCCAACCACAACGCTAAACGACCCTACGGAAACGGTGAAGGAAGACCTGTAGACGTAGCCACCAGCACCACCGCCGCCATACGAGCCACTTCCGCCGCCGCCAACCATCATTACCTCAATAGACGGGTTGTCCGGGGCCCCGGCGATGGCAAAGGTGCCATCCGACGTAAACTGGTGAATCTTGTAGTCTGCGTTGGTCGGATCAACGTAAACCGTGCCGCCCGTAGCCGAGATGAAGTTGAACGCCACCGTCCCCTGACGGAAGGCCCCAAACGCCCGCAAAGAGGCAGCACCAACTGTGGACAGGACAGGCATACGCCTATCCTACCACTACCGCAGCTTCCTTAGCTGCAAGCCTTGCGGGTCGTGCCGTGGTTCTTGGTCTTCATCGACCCGTACTCCAGCATACGCCCCTTCTTGCCCCCTCCCTTTTCGTGCATCATCTTATCCTTCTTGGTCTTGTAACGCTCGCCTGATTTGCTCATAGGAATTAGTTTGACTGAAATTGAGTTTCCCCTCCACCTCCCCGCTAGGGGAGGAAGCTAGCAGGACCACAGCACCTTGCGGGCCCAGTAGTTGGCGGAGAGCTTGCCTTCCCCGCCCTTAATCCCACCGGAACGGGCGCAATAGGACTTACGGCGCTCCTTGGAACGATGCTGGGTAAAGTCCTTCATCGAGCTATCACCGAAATGGACGATCCTCTCCTGTCCATTCGCACAAGCCTTAACCACCTTCTTCTTCCCCGCCCTCCAGCTCTTCATCGGCTGGTTGCAGGGCATATCCGCCTTCTTCACTTGGCCTCCCTCCGCCATTTCCAGAGTAGGTATGCAATTCCAAGAAGGGTGCCCACG